AAAAGAAATCAAATTATTCCATATATTGAACGAGCTGAAAAAAATTGCGGGAGGTTATCATTGGGAATTTGTATGAATAATATAGTATATATAAATATACCAACAGAATGCCCTATATGTGGACAAAAATTAATTATAGATACCTCTCCATCAGGGGTAAAGATATTAAAATGTATTAATAAAGATTGCAATGGAACATTGTTACATAAGCTAGAGCATTTTTGCTCTAAAAAAGGAATGAATATTTTAGGTCTTGGTGAAAAAACTATTGAATTTTTAATTCAAAAAAATTGGATTGCTAATTTTTCTGATATTTATAATTTAGAAAAATATAAAATAGAATGGAGTCAAGAACCTGGTTTCGGAGAAAATAGTGTAAATAAAATATTAGAGTCAATAGAAAAATCTAAAAAATGTACATTAGAATCTTTTATTAGTGCTATTGGGATTAATGGTATTGGATCTACAGTTGCAAAAGAAATCGTAAAGCATTACCCTACTTGGACAGAGTTTAGGGCGGCAATTGGCAGTAACTGGTATGAAATTGATGGATTTGGTCCAGAAATGAGTAAAGCAATTAATAAGTTTGATTACGATGAAGCAGATGAAATTGCAGCGATGTTTACTTTTAAGCAGCCAGAGGTTCAGCCTGAAATTCAACAGGCTGCCGCTATTAAAGATAAAGTGTTTGTTATCACTGGTAAGTTAACTTCTGGTCAATTTAAAAATAGAGATGCGCTTAAAGCAGATATTGAAGCAAATGGTGGAAAAGTAACTGGTTCAGTATCTTCTAAAACTAATTATCTTATTAGTAATGAAGATTCATCTTCCGCAAAGTCGCTTAAAGCAAAAGAACTTGGGGTAACGGTCATTACAGAAGATGAATATCTGTCAATGAAATAATGAAAATTAGCTGAAATCACTTGCAATTTTAGAAAATTTTTGTTATAATAGTATATGTAAGGAGATAGATAAAATATGAAAAACAAAGATTTAGAAAAAATTGCAAAGAAAGTTCTGGAGTTGGAACAAGCATGCCGACACGGCGATAACCTACCTGAGAATATGACTAAAATGGATATGATTATGAGTTCCTTGGAGCCAGATGATCTGTTCGCTTTAGTGAAACTTTTAGAAGAAACGTCTTGCAATTTATGAAAAATTTTGTTATAATATATATATAAAAGTGAGAGATATAAAAATAACATATCTATCTACTTTATAAATAAAATAAAAAAATAAAATTTTAAGGAGAATTTAAAAATGGGAAAAAGTGTTAGTGAAAAGAGTTTAGTAGTATTGAATTATCTTAACAGTATCGGTGATGAGAACGTTACAGCAGCAGATATTGCTGAAGCACTTGGTATGGAAAAGAAATCTGTAGATGGTATTGTTACATCTGGTTTGATTCGTAACAAGGGACTTGCAGAGAGAATTCCAGCAGAGATTGAACTTGAGGATGGTACTCATAAGACAGTTAAGTTTATTAAGTCTACTGCGGCTGGTAAGGCTTATGATCATGAGGCAGCTAAGGCAGAGGATGCTGCGGCTTCAGCTGAGTAATTGAAATTATAAATTACTTCTTATGATAAAAATAAAATGGGTGAAGTTTTAAACTTCACCCATTTTCTTTAAGGAGAAACTTATGATAATAAAAATTCTAGGAATAATTTGTATAATATGCTCAATAATTTGCATATATAGTTTTTTACATTATACAAAAGAAATAAAAAATATACATAAATTAAATGCTAATATAGATGAACTAAATAAACAATCTAAAGAAATACAAAATGATATAGATAATAGGTTGCAACAAGTTGAAAATTTAAAAAATAAATTGTATAATATAAATAAAGAAATAAATGATAAAGTATATTATTCAGAACAAAAAATAAATTCTTTAGATAAAACTATTGAAGATAAACAAAAATATCTTGATAATATTCAACAAAATGTAACAAAAACTATTGATTCACAAAAACAATTATCTCAATCAGCATTTGAAAATTATTGTGAAATTTTAATAAAAAATTATGAAGAAAAAGAAAAAGAATATGAACAAAGTATTCAAAAACTTAATGATTCATATTTTAATATACAAAATAATATAAATAAAGATTTAGAACAAAAGAAAGAAGATAATCAAAAATATCTTGAAGAAGAAAAGCAAAAAATTGCGGAGGAGCTGTCTAAAGAACGGGAGATCTTAGAAAAAGTTCGTCAAACCCGCGCTGCCGCACTTCAAGCACAATTAAAAGAACAAGAAATTAAAGAAAAGCTTTCTTTCTATTGTTTAACTATAAAAGATTCTGAATTAGATGATATAAAAGTTCTTGAACGTGTTAAGGAACAGCTTCATGCCCCGCGTATACTGTCGATGCTAGTATGGCAAACTTACTTTCAGAAACCTATGACAAGTCTTTGTAATAATATTATAGGGACTGGAGTAAAAAGTGGAGTGTATAAAATAACTAATCAAAAAAATAATATCTGCTATATTGGTCAAGCGACTAATTTATCGGACCGTTGGAAACAACACGCAAAATGTGGATTAGGTATAGATACTCCTGTTGGAAATAAGTTATATAAAGCTATGAGAGAAGATGGCTTATGGAATTTTTCTTTTGAAGTTTTAGAGTTCTGCACGCCCGCAGAGTTAAATGAAAAAGAAAAATATTATATAGAATTATATCAATCAAAAGATTATGGATATAATAGTCAAAATGGAAATTCTAAATAAAAGGAGAATATAAAATGGCAAAAGTAGATTATGAAACTCAAGAAATTGATATTAATGAATTAGCCAATGCTCTTGTTGAAAATGTAAAGGGAGATATTAAAAGTTTCAATGATTTTATTGATCTGGATGCCGCATTAAATAGAGAAATTGCGATAGGTGAAATTGAAGATGGTTTAGGCTCTGCGGTTGATGCTTATATCCGTTATTGGAATAAATGTGATGAAAATATTCCTATAGAAGATCGTAAACCTATTAAACTTATTATTGACTCTTGTGGTGGATTTTTAACTGATAGTTTTACTATTATTGATGCAATTAAAATGAGTAAAACTCCTGTTATTGGTATTTGCACAGGTAATGCTTATTCTGGTGGATTTTTTATTTTTATTTCTTGTAATAAGAGAATTGCATATCCACATTCTTCTTATTTGTTCCATGAAGGAGCTACTTCTAATGGAGGTACAGCCGGACAGTTTGCTAATTATGCTGCTTTTTATAAAAAACAATTAAATCAATTAAAAGATATTGTTATTGAAAATACAAATATCACAGAAGAAGAATATAAAGATATTAAGAAAGATGATGTTTGGTATGATGCAAAAGAAGCTATTGAAAAAGGTATTGTTGATGAAATTGCGGAGGAATTTATAGTATGAGGTCTTCAATAAATATAACGATAAATAAATTATTAGGAAAAGAAGGTGATTAAAATAGTTTTTACAAATACTTGGACAGGTAATTGGGAAAATGCTTTCAGGGGATTAAGACATCCCCTAGAAAGTTATGCTAAATCTGATAGTGAATTTGGTATTGCAGATAATGATATTTGGATGGATGAGGTTGCTAATGATGTTGTATATTCATATATTAATAATTGGAAAGATGAAAGAATTGATCCAAATGAAGAAGAAATAAGAGAATGGTTATTTGATAATGGAGGATATATTCGCGGAAGTGGGAAACAAGCTGGTGAATATGTTTTCATTGGTGCTAATGATCTTGATCTTGCACAGCGCATGATTAAGGCGGGGAATCCTAATGATAAGTTTCTACGACAAATTTTTGTTAGTGTAGATATAACTGCTCCACTCTATTGGTGGAAAGAAATGGATACTTATAAAGTAGCAACTGTAGCTAATTCTACATCTACAATGCACAAATTAGCATCAACGCCAATTACAAAAGATTGCTTTGAAATGGACGATTATAATGGTTCACTTAAAGTGTATGATAGAGAGCCGTTCAATATTGATGATTATGTAGATGATATATGGGATAATATTATTGACTATTGTGAAACTCTTCGTAAAAGATACCTTGAAACAAAAAACATAAAATATTGGAAAGAACTTATTCGTATTCTTCCTGAGTCTTGGCTACAAACACGTACATTTACTTGCAATTATGCTGTGCTTAGACAGATTTATCATTGGCGTAAGTCGCATAAACTGACCGAGTGGTGGTCTTTCTGTGACTGGATAAGATCTCTCCCATATGCTGAACAATTAATTACATTTGAAAATTAATAAAAATTATGATATAATAATTATATATTAAAGGAAATGGAGAATTAAAAAATGTCAAAGAAAGAAACTTTTATTAATGAAGTATTAGTGTTGGCGGGAGATGCTCCAGAAAAGGTATTCTCTCAGGATGCTCTTGATTTTTGGAATGGACTTCAAGTAAGTGGAGATAAGGAAAAACCAAAATTTACAGAGAATGGTAAATTGGTTTTAAATTATATGAAAGAACATAAAGATCAGTATAATAATCTTTTTAAAGCAAAAGATATTGGTGAAGGTCTTGGTATCTCTTCAAGAACAGCATCTGGAGCAATGCGGAAGTTGGTAACAGATGGCTATGTAGAAAAAGTAGGAACTGATCCTATTGTTTATGCAATCACGTCAACGGGGATTGAGACTGATACTTCTGCAGAATAAAGTTGAAAAATTAAAAAAATTTTGATATAATTATTATATAGTCTTTAGAAAAATAAAGATATAAATTTTTAAGGAGAAAAGAAAAAATGAGAAAAGCATTGAATAAGGTTACATTGAGTGGTAGAGTTTATGATCATAAGTTGGCACTGAAGACGGTACAGGACTCAAGCAAGCAGAGCTATGGTACAGAATTTATTAATGGTACTATTGATATTGCTACAGATGATGCTTGTTTAAATATTGTTCAGGTACATTTTACTTATGTAACTGAAATGACAAAGCAGGGTAAGAAAAATGCAACTTATACAGTTTTGAAGAATATTATTGATAATGGTAAGACTGTTATTGCTGATGGTAAGGATGTAGCACTTTGTGTTAAGGTTGATACAGCAATCGGTTTGAATGATTTTTATTCAACTCGTAATGGAGAAGAGACTCTGGTTTCCGCAAAGAGATGCGAGGGTGGTTTTGTATCAACAGTTAAGACCTTGCCTGAAGAGAAAGATAGAAATAAATTTGAGTGCGATATGTTGATTAATGGCACTCACGTAGTTGAAAAGGACGAAGAGAAAAATATTGCAGAAGATTATCTTGTAGTTAAAGGCGCAGTATTTGACTTTAGAGGTGCAATTCTTCCGGTTGAGTTTGTAGTTAAGAGCAAGGGTGGAATTAATTATTTTGAATCTCTTGATGCATCTCCAAAAAATATGACATTCACTAAAGTTTGGGGTTCCATTAATTGCACAACCATTGTTACTAAGAAAGAAGAGGAATCTGCATTCGGTGAAGCTATGGTAACAGAGTACACCAATACCAAGAGAGAGTGGATTGTAACAGGTACTTCTAAGCCGGATTCAACATATGAGATTGGCGATGAAAAGAATGGTATTACTGAAGATGAAATTAAGAAAGCTCTTGCTGATAGAGAAGTTAAATTGGCAGAAGTAAAGAAGAATCAGGAAGAGTGGCAGACAAAGAAAAATGCGGGAGATGAGGTTCCTTTTGGAAACACAAAGGCTCCTGCTGCGGATGGCGGATTTAACTTTTAATCAAAGAATAAAAATAAAGGGGAGTAAAATTACTCCCCAATATTTTTAATCTATTTTTATGAACAATTCTTTTAATATAAAGAGAAATTAATTGCTGGGCGGTCAATGATCGTGTCCCAAAATCAAAAAGTTGTTTTGAATTTTTTTAAAGGAGATTTTTAAAATGGCAAGTATTGATATTTTTAGTGTAAAACCTCATCAAGTAAGTCGTGATATGCGCGGTTATTCTGTATTTATGTATGGCGGATGGAAAACAGGTAAGACAACTACCGCAGTTAAATTCCCAAAGCATTTTTTGTTAGCTTTTGAAAAAGGTTACTCTGCAATTCCTGGAGCAATGGCTCAACCTATTAATTCCTGGGGCGAATTTCGTCAAGTTCTTCGCCAGCTTAAAGAACCAAATGCGAAAACTATGTTTGAAACAATTATTGTCGATACCGCAGATATTGCATATGACTATTGTGTAAAATATATCTGTGATAATTATACTAGACCCGATGGTGGAACTGGCGTAGATTCCGTATCTGATATTCCTTTTGGTAAGGGTTATGGAATGATTGAAAAAGAATTTGATTCTTGTCTTCGTCAGATTGTTCAATTAGGTTATGGTCTTGTAGTTATCTCTCATGAAACTGATAAGACTTTTAAAAATGAAAGTGGAACAGAATATAATAAAATTGTTCCTACTCTTGATAAGAGAGCTAACAATGTTCTTGCAAGAATGAGCGATATTATCGGTTATACTAGATCCGTTCCAGATGAATCTGGTAAAGAAAAAGTTGTAATGTTTATGCGCGGTACTTCTCGTTATGAAGCTGGTTCTCGTTTTAAATATACACCTGATTATATTGATTTAAGCTATGATAATCTTGTTAAAGCTATTGGAGATGCTTTGGATAAGCAAATGGAGGAAGATGGTTCTGATCTTTTCACAAAAGAGAGAGAAAATGTACATCTTGATACTACAACCGATCTTGATTTTGATGATTTAATGAAGAGATTTAATACTATTATTGCTAATATTCCTGGCTCTTCTGATGGAAAAGCTGAGACTGAAGAAGGTATTAAGTTTAGAGATTATTGGCAGCCAAGAATTACTCAAATCATTGAACGTTATCTTGGTAAAGGTAAGAAAGTACGTGATGTAACAAGAGAGCAAGTAGAAGCTATGGACTTAATTGTTACTGAATTGGAAGATATTATTAAAGAGAAATAATTAATGCGGGAGATAAGTTATCTCCCGCTTGATTTTATATAAAAATTATGATATAATTATAATATAGTATAAAAAAAGTAGGTGAAAAATATATGGGGCATCCTGTTATATGTGCAGTATGTGGGAAAAAATTTGATAGGGACTTAGTTCAAGCAGTTAAATTCAGCGCCCGCCGCTATGCTCATTATGAATGTAAACCAGATGGAGAATTAGTTCCTTTAGATTTAAAAGAAGCAGATCCAGATCTTATTAAACTAAAAGAATATATAAAGTCTTTATTTGGAGATAATACTAATTGGGCATTAGTAAATAAGCAGATTAAAAAATTTAAAGATGAAAATGGATATTCTTATTCGGGTATATTAAAGTCTTTAATATACTTTTTTGAAGTTAAAAACAATCCTATAAATAAAGCGAATAATTCTATAGGCATTGTGCCTTTTGTCTATAAAGATGCATATAATTATTACCTAGCTCTGTATATTGCACAGCAAGCTAATGAAAATAAGACAATTAATGTGCAAGTCAAAGAAATAACAATAAAACCTCCAGAAAAACAAAATCATTTACGAAGAATATTTTTTGATTTGGAAGGGTGGGAAGAAGAATGAAGAGTAGTCGTTATACAGAAATTTCTAATCTGGTTCAAGTAATTGGATGTGTATATAAAAATCCAAAAATATTTGAAAAAGAAGATAAATATACATTTAAAGAACATGATTTTTATGATGATTTTCATAAAATTGTATTTACTTGTATTTATCAGCTTTGGCAATTAGGAGCAAAAGAAATCACACTTCCCGCAATTGAAGATTATTTAAGTCAAAGACCTAAAGCTGCTGGATTCTTTAAAGCAAATAATGGTGCAGAATTTCTTTTGCGGGCGGCGGATAATGCAAATTTAAGTACCTTTGATTATTATTATAATAGAATGAAAAAAATGTCCTTACTTAGAGGTTATGAATCTTTAGGTATGGATCTTGATTGGCTTTATAATCCTGATGAAATTCATAATTTAAAGAAAAAACAAGAACAAGAAGATTGGTTAGATAATGCAACAGTAAGAGAAATTGACGAAAAAATTAATGATAAAATTGATGCAATTAGAGAAAGTTGCGTTGAAGATGTACAAGAGTATGGTTGTCAATTAGGCACAGGAATTGATGAATTACTTGATAATTTTGCTAAAACTCCTGCTATTGGTTATCCATTTTATGATATTTACTTTTCTACTGTAACTCGCGGAGCTCGCCTAGGGAAATTTTATTTGAGATCTGCCGCAACTAACGTAGGTAAAACTCGTGCAGCAATTGCAGATGCTTGTTATATTGGTTGCAGCCAAATGTATGATGCAGATCAGAAAAAATGGATTACGACAGGTGCCGCAGAATCAGTTTTATTTATTGCAACAGAACAAGAAATAGATGAAATTCAACCATCCGCACTTGCGTTCTTATCAGGAGTTGAAGAAGATCATATTCAAATGAATAATTATTATGCTGGTGAATGGGAACGTATTGAAAAAGCTAAACAATTATTAAAACAAGGAAAAGTTCAATTTGTTTGTTTACCAGATTTTGGAACTGAAGATATTGAAATTGTAATAAAGAAGTATATTAGAGAAAAACAAGTTAAATATGTTTTCTTTGATTATATTCATACTTCAACAAAGATTATTTCTGAAATTGGCGGCGGCTCTGGTATTAAATTAAGAGAAGATAATATTCTTTTTCTTATGTCGTCAAAATTGAAAGAGATTGCATTAAAGCATAGTGTATGTATAGTTTCAAGTACGCAGCTAAATGCATCATATCAGACATCTGAAACTCCAGATCAGAATTTGCTTCGTGGTTCTAAAGCTATTGCAGATAGAGTAGACTGGGGTGGAATCCTATTGGAAGTAACAAAAGATGATAAAGAAAAAATTACTCAATTTTGTAATAAAAATAATTTACCTATTCCTAATGTAAAATTAAGTGTTTATAAAAGCAGAGCAAATAAATGGAAGGGCATTTATTTATGGATGGTAACTAACCCAGGCATATGTTCATATAAAACTTATTTTGTAACGGATTGGGCATATAATGTAATTGATCTTCCGCTTTTGAAGATAGAGATCCAGGATGAGAGTGCATTTTAACTAGATTAAGGAGTATTTATGTATACTTATAATAAAGATGAGATTAAACAGAATTTAACAACAGATCAAGTAATAGAACTTCTTTCTGAATTTGGTGGAGAACCATTTCAAAAAGGGGACACTATTATATCTAAAACTATCTGTCATTGTGGGCAATCTCATAAACTTTATTATTATTCTAATACAAATTTATTTCGATGCTATACTGATTGTGCAGAACCAACTTTTGATATTTTTGAATTAACGCGGAAAGTATTAAGTAGGGAACAACCTAAACAAAGAGAAGATTCGGAATGGAATTTACCTGAATGTATAGATTATATAGCTAAGAAATTTGGTTTTGCTCCAAACGAACAAGATTTTGATGAACAAAGTCAAATTACTCAAGATTTGAAATTATTTGAAAAATATGATAGAATTAAAGATATAAATATAAATAATCAAGAAGTTGAATTAAAAGAATATAATGGTTCTTTTTTAAAAAATCTTCCGCATCCTATTATTACCCCGTGGGAAAAAGAAGGAATATCAAGAGAAGTAATGAACAATGCGGGAATATGTTTTGATCCTCAAAATTGCGGGATTGTAATTCCTCATTATGATATTAATAATAGATTAGTAGGAATTAGAGAAAGGACTATAATAAAAGAAGATGCAGAATTATACGGTAAATATAGACCTGCATATATAAAGGGACAGTTATTTAATCATCCATTATCATTTAACCTTTATAATTTAAATCATAGTAAAAAAAATATTTTAAATATTAAAAAAGCATTTGTATTTGAATCGGAAAAAAGTTGTCTTAAATATAGAAGTTATTTTGGAGAAGAGAATGATATTAGTTGTGCAGTATGTGGATCTAGTTTTATAAATTATCAGGTTTGGCTCTTAATTCAACAAGGAGCAGAAGAAATTATTATTGCTTTTGATCACGATTTTACAGATATATCTTCTGTAGAAGCACAAAGAATTATAAAAAATTTAAAAAATATACATAAAAAGTATGGTAATTATGTTACTATATCTTTTTTATGGGATAAAGAAAATTTACTAGGCTATAAAGATTCGCCCATAGACAAATCTAAAGAAGTATTTTTAAAATTATATAAAAATAGAGTTAATCTATATAATGAGAATACCATATACTCATTTAAATAATTTATGTATTGAAGATTTATTACTTGAAACAAGTAAATTTATTATAAATTAAATATAGTGCGGTGGCGGAATAGGTAGACGCTGGTCAGGAGGATCCCAAAGGCATCTTGTGAGTGTGTCCGTGTGGGTGTAGATGCTATGTAGGGTGCAAATCCCTACCCGCATTTTAAAAAACAAAAAGGAGTAAATGAATGAGAAATGAAAATTAAATTAATAAACCCACCTAACCCAAAATATAGCGCCATAGAACAAATTCTTATTAATAGAGGAATTGTACCAGAAAATATTAAGCATTATATTAATTTAACAGATGAAGATATTAATGATCCAATTATCTTTGGAAAAGAATTAATGGATGGAGCTGCGAAATGTTTTTTAACTAATCTTGATGCAGATAGTATAATTTGTGTAGTAATAGACTGTGACTGTGATGGATACACTAGTTCAGCAATACTTATAAATTATATTTGTGATCTTAAATCCGAAGATTGGATGAAAGATCACGTATTTTGGTATATGCATGATGGCAAACAACATGGTCTTAGTGATTGCATGGATTGGATTGAAGATATAGGACCTGAATTAGTTATTATACCAGATGCGGGAAGCAATGATATAGTTCAATTGCAAAAATTACATGATGATGGACGAGAAATTATTATCTTAGATCATCACGAATTAGAAATAGATCCTTTTTCATATTGCTATCTTATTAATAGTCAACTCCCGCAATATCCTAATAAAGAGTTATCTGGTGCTGGAGTCGTGTATCAATTTTGCAAATATGTTAGTCGAGTTCGTGGACTTGAAGATAAACATATTGAAGACTGGTATCTTGATTTAGTGGCCCTGGGCCTTGATGGAGATATGATGAGTCTTAAGTCACCCGAAACCCGCAGACTTATTACAAAAGGATTAAATCCAAATAATATTCATAATCCTTTTATTTATGAAATGTGGCAGAAAAATAAATTTAAATTAGGTGATGAACCTACTGCCTGGGGTGCTACCTTCTATATTGTACCTCTTGTTAATGCAATAACTAGATCTGGTACTCTTGAAGAAAAAGAATTAATTTTTGATTCTATGCTTAAATTTAAAGCATTTAAACAAATTCCTTCAAATAAAAGAGGACATAAACAAGGTGAAACTGAAAGATTAGTAGATCAAGCAATTAGAACTTGCACCAATGTAAAAAATCGCCAAACAAGAGCTGAAGAAGCAGGAATTGAATTAGTTGAACATCTTATTAAAGAACAAAAATTATTAGATCATAAAGTGCTTTTATTCCTTTTAGAGCCGGGGTCTATTAAAGCAGAAATAAGAGGTCTTATAGCTAATAAATTAATGGCTAAATATCAAAGACCTTGTTGCATATTAACTAAAAGAGTTGCGGAAGATGGAACTGAATCATATGAAGGTTCTGCAAGAGGATGCGATAAAGTAGGAGTAACTAATTTTAAAGACATATGCGCAGAAACTAATGCTTGTGATTATACAGTTGGTCATCAAGGAGCCTTTGGTTTGGGTATCACAATGGGAAAACGAGATGAATTTACAGGGGAAGTATATGGAGAGAACCTTCTTCAGTTTATAGATGCAACAGATGAAATATTAAAAGATATGCCGAATGAGCCTATTTATTATGTAGATTATATTTGGAATTATAAAGATGCTGATGCAGAAAAGATATTAGAAATTGCAGATTTAGCCCCATATATTGGAAAAGGTATTGATGAACCTCTTGTTGCTATCAGAGGAATACAAATTACGAAAGATATGCTGACAATGATGGCAAGCAACACGCTGAAAATAACTTTACCTAATGGCGTGCCTATTATTAAATTTAGGATGCCAGATGAAGAATATGAAAAACTTATTTCTAAAACTGGTTATGTGGAAATTGATGCTATATGTCGTTGTAATAAAAATGAATGGAATGGAAATATTTCTGCTCAATTATTGCTTGAAGATTATGAAATTATAGGAGGATGTGCTTATGTTTTTTGAAGACAGAGATACTTATGACGATAAAGAATATAAAGAATTTTATTATCCTGTTTATGCTAAAATAGAAGAATTAAAAAAGAAAAAGAACAATTAGAAGAGTATTATAGACAATTAATTTTTATTAAAAAAATATTAGAATATATTATTATAGAATATTCTGATAATGAAAGAAGAAATTTTAATATTGCATTAAAAGATCCTAAATATATTTATTTAAATGATTATATAATTCAAGCCTTAAATATGCTATTAAAAGATTTTCCTTCTCTTAATAATTCATTTTCTAAAATTGAAATTGAAGAATATATTAAAAAATTATGTGAAGAAAGTGAAAAAGTGGATGTTAGAATAAGTGCTATTATACATGGAATACAAAGATTTGAAAAAAATAAAAATAAGTAAATTTATACTATAAGAACAATAAAAGCGGAAGATTAATATCTTCCGCTTGATTTTTTATAAAAAAAATGATATAATAAATTATAAAGAAAAATAAAAGGAACTATTTATGGAACCGGGGACAAAGTTAACTCATCGGTTTAATATTATTTTAAAATATAATAATAAATAAAATAACATTAAGGAGGAATATAAAAATTGGAAGAAAAAAATATGTTGTTTATGTTCACATAAATAAAACTACAAATAAAACATACGTTGGTCAAAGTTGCAATATAGAAAGACGTTGGCGTAATAATGGAATTGATTATTATGATTATAATAAATCAGATAAAGATCAAAGTATATTTTGGAAAGCCATACAAGCATATGGATGGGATGGTTTTGAACATATTATTTTAAAAGAAAATCTTACTTTAGAAGAAGCTAATTATTGGGAAGGATATTATATGGATTTTTATCATTCTCGATATTTTGAAAATGGATATAATATAAGGGAGGCTGGTTCTAATGGAGCTTTATCTGAAAAAACAAAACAAAAATTAAGTAAATTAGCTAAGGAAAGAGGTCTTTGGAAAGGAGATAATAATCCTAAACATTTAGACCCTCCTGTAGGAGATAAAAATCCAATGTATGGGAAAAAACATTCTGAAGAAACAAAACAAAAAATTTCAAAGGCTTTAACTGGTAGAACTTTATCAGAAGAGCAAAAACAAAAGATAACTAATTTTATGAATACTAATCATCCAAGAGCTAAAAAAGTAAGATGTATTGAAACTGGAGAAGTATTTTTATCAGCTAGAAAAGCTGCTGAAGCATATAATACAGCGCATACTTGTATTACTAGAGTATGCAATGGTGAAAGAAAAACAACTCAAGGAAAACATTGGGAATGGGTGACTGAAAATGATATTAACGAATGAACAAGAAAAAGCATTAAAAATTATATTAGAAAAATATAAAAACCATGAAAAATATGTCACGATATGCGGCTTCGCTGGAGTTGGGAAAAGTACCCTAGTAAAATTTGCTATAGAAGCTTTAGATGTAGATCAAGATCGTGTAACCTATGCTTGTTATACAGGGAAAGCCGCCGAAGTTCTTAGACGCAAAGGAAATAAAAATGCTATGACTTTACATAGACTACTATATGATAGCATTCCACGCCCAGGAGGAGGCTTTTTTCGTAAACCCAAAATGTCATTAGAATATGATATTGTTGTAGTTGACGAGATTTCACTTGCTCCAAAGTCTATGATTGATATGTTATTAAAACATAAAGTTTTTTGTATTTTTATTGGAGATAGTTTTCAGTTACCTCAAATAGATAAAACTGAAGCACATGATTATCTTGAGCATCCAGATATTTTTCTTTCAACTATTATGAGACAAGCAGCTGAGTCTGAAATTATTAGACTTACAATGAAGATTCGTAATCAAGAAGATATTAATTATTTTGAGGGAAAAGAAGTTATTATTGCTCCCAAGTCTTCTCTCGTGACTGGGCACTATACTTGGGCAGACCAGATTATTTGTGCAACAAATGCAACAAGAGGAGCAGTAAATAATCAGGTAAGATCTATATTAGGTTATCATGGAAACCCGCAAGATGGAGAGCGGATGATCTGTCTTAGAAATTATTGGGACGATATTAGTGAGTCTGGAAATGGTGCTTTAGTAAATGGTTCTACAGGTATTATTCGTAATCCATTTGAAAGCTTTATTGATGCACCTTATTATGTTAAAATGAAAAATCATCGAATGCCAGTAATTCAAGGCATTTTTCTTGCAGATGATGGTGAAACTTATGCTAATGTAGATATGGATAAATGTATGATTGAAACTGGTGAACCTTTTCTTGATTGGCGGGAATCATATGCACTTGGTAAATTGAAAATGAAAATCGGAGACATTGTACCGCGGCAGTTTTCGTATGGTTACGCAATAACCTGCCATAAATCGCAGGGCAGCGAGTTCGAAAAAGTATTAGTTCTCGAAGAAAGTTTTCCATTCGTGAAACTTGAACATGCACGCTGGCTATATACAGCCTGCACTAGAGCTAGTGAAAAATTGGTTCTGCTCCGATGAGGAACAATCTATGACAACTAATGTAAATTATGAATTATATAGAATGAGATTTGAAAATAGAAATAATAGGCCTATGGCAATTAAACAAATGTTAAAAGATGCTGAATTATATTCAGCTTATACAAGGGTAAAGAAAAGTTTAGATGTAGATATAATAATTGAAAATAAGGAGGATTTTTTAAATGGTATTAAAGATACTCTTATTAATAGTTAGTTTTAGTTGCGGAGCCTGTTTAGGAGTTCTTATTATGGCTTTAATGTTAAATGCTTCAAAATGTTCAAGATGGGAAGAAGAAATGGAAAGAAAAAATGAAGAAAAAAGAATTTGAAATAGAACCAGGTATTATTATATCTAAATTAGATTTAAAAGATGGTGATAATATTATTATAACAGTAGATATAGATATATGGGATATTGACGTTGCTTCTGAAATGTGCAAAATAGTAAGTAAAATATTTCCAAATAATAATGTAATAACTACATTTAAAGGAATTGAAATAAGTGCGGGCGCCGGGTCTAGTCCAGAGTGACATCGGGCGCCCGCAGACAAAGAATATTATATAGACAAGAGAGGAATAGTATGCGGGCTTCGGTATGAACCACTTATAGTTCAAGCACAAGGAAACCATAGTTGTCCTTGCATGAATCCTTTTAACGCACCCTTTTGTCCTACTATGGTAGAATATAGACAATTACTTTATAAATTAGTAGATAAAGAAAAAACTTTAAAAGCATTTGAGTATTGTTTAAATACATTTAATGCTGATACTATTGTTTTAATAGTATATGAAACACCAAAAAATCTTTGTAGTGAAAGGTGGGCATTACAAGAATTTTTTGGCTGTGAAGAACTAAAATATCCAATAGGAGAAAACTATGGAAATTAATAAGTTATATAATATAGATTGTATGGAATTTATGAAAACTCTACCAAATAATTCAGTAGATGTCATTATTACAGATATTCCATATGGAGAAGTAACAAGAGAGTCAAATGGTTTAACAAATTTTGACAGAGAAAATGCAGATATAGTTACCTTTGACACTCTTGCTTTTGTTAAAGAATGTTATAGAATTGCTAAATCAAGTATAACAATATTTTGCGGGAAGGAACAGTTCTCTGAAATTCATTCTTTCTTTAATGAAGAACAAAAGAAAAAGAAAGGAACAGTACGACAATTAATATGGGAAAAAACTAATCCCACACCTTTTAATGGTCAGTATGTATATCTTTCTGGAATAGAAAATGCAGTTTGGTTTAGAAAGAGTAAAGGAACATTCAATGCCCATTGTAAAAATACTGTTTTTCGTTATCCTATATGGGGCGGGAAGAACAGAATTCACCCTACTGAAAAGCATCATGATTTAATAAAAGAAATTATGCTTGATAATAGCAATGAAGGAGATTTGATATTTGATCCTTGTGCGGGGAGTGGATCAACGCTTCTTGTAGCTAAGGAAAATGATAGAAATTATCTTGGCTGTGAACTTGATAAAGAATATTATGAAAAAGCATTAAAAAGATTGGAAGGCGGGAGATGAAGCATCTTCCGCTCGACATTTTATAAAAATTATGATATAATATATATAGATAAAATAATTAAAGGGAGGGATATATTATGTGGTATCTTTTTGAATCAGCCACGAAATTATAGTAGTAAAATTGGACAAGTAATAAGAAAAGAAAGAAAAACTTTTGCAGGATACCACTAGGAGGCGGTAGATGAACAGATTTGATATTCATGTACATAGTGAATATAGTAATTTAAGAATTCTTGATAGTATCAATAAAATTGATAAAATTACAAATAGAGCAATAGAAATAGGATTAAAAGGATATTGTCTAACCGATCATGAAACATTAGCAGGACATATCCAAACTAATATAATTGCAAAAAAACTTCGTGAAACAAATCCAGATTTTAAAATTGCATTAGGGAATGAAATTTATCTTGTTGATAAAAGAGAAAATGGTCAGCGGTATTGGCACTTCATTCTGATAGCCAAGGATGCGGAAGGTCATCGTCAGCTTAGAGAATTGTCAACCGCAGCATGGTTGAACTCATATTGGGATAGAGGTCTTGAAAGAGTTCCTACATTAAAATCTGATCTCGAAAGAATTGTAAAAAAGAATCCAGGTCATTTAATTGCAACTTCTGCTTGTATTGGCGGAGAATTAAGTGGCAATGTTTTAATTATGGAAAACGCGCGTCAGATTGGAGATAAAGAAACTGCATCTAAAGCAAAATTAGATATTATAAATTTTGTATGTTGGTGCATGAGTCTCTTTGGTAGCGACTTTTACATCGAAGCAGCTCCAGGTGCGTCCCGCGATCAAATTATCGTAAATAAAAAATTAGTTGAGATGGCACCGCAGTTTGGTTGCAAGATGGTAATTGGTTCTGATGCTCACTATCTTAAAAAAGAGGATAGATATGTTCATGAAGCATACCTTAATAGTAAAGGTGGAGAGCGCGAGACCGCGCAGTTTTATGAATATGCTTATCTTCAAGATGAAAATGATATAATAAAGAATTTAACTCCATCTATTGTTGATAGTTATGAAGAAATGTGTAAGAATAGTATGGAGATTTGGGATAAAATAGAATTTTATGATTTAACTCACCCACAGGTTATTCCTAGTGTTGAAGTTAAAGATTATCCTAAAAAAGAAAATTCTGGTTTAGGTAAACAATTTCCAATTTTAAGAGAAATGTATGTCTCTGATAATAAATATGAAAGATATTGGGTTAACGAATGTATTAATAAATTAATGAAAATTAAGAAAAATAATAATGAATATTTTGCTCGACTTGAAGAAGAAGCAGATATAAAGAAAACAATAGGAGAAAAATTAGGAACTAATATGTTTTCTTATCCTATTACACTTCAGCATTATATTAATCTCTTTTGGGAATGCGGAAGTATGGTAGGTGCGGGACGTGGTTCAAGTTGTTCGGGACTTAATCATTATCTTCTTGGTATCACACAGCTTGACCCGATAAAGTGGGATTTACCTTTCTGGAGATTAAGACTCTAAGAAATAGTCTCCCTATATAGTGATATATAGTATAAAAAATTTCGTGAACCTTATTACTCAAGGGTGTGTAAGAAACGATTCAGTTTTAGTAGGAAATGACTAATTAATTCTTATGCTAACCGGGAAGCCTTAGCAAGTAAAGTTGAAGGTAATCCAGTGCCAAGGCGGCAATCGCCGCAAGGTGTAACGACTATCCGAAAGGAGTAGAGTAGAAGATGAGTTGCTACTCGAAGTGCGAAAATCTTTAAATATTTTCTTTCTACTATGGTTATTTGATAGAAAATATTTAAAGAATAAGATATAGTCTGCGCCATCAGAAATGGTGGATAACGTGATTTAAACAAAGAGAGAACCGAACTGGGTAGTCTATAGTTGATATTGCCCAGTTGTAAAAAAAGATTGTGAACCCTGCTAAGGGGTGTCGTGAAAGCGGCTAACGGTATCAGCGAAATAAGGTTTACACGAATCAGCTGACTAAGAGAGCAAGCCACCTGAAATATGGTGAGGCATGTGATACCGTGCTAAATTTTTTCTAATAATTAAATAAAAATCAAGGTCAAAATTTTAAAAATAGTGAAATGACAGACCTTGTAAAACATTTTGATACAATTCAAGAAGCGTTAATTTGGATAGGAACTAAGCCTACTGATTACTCTGGAATTAGTAAAAGAATGAAAGAAAATAAACCTTATAAAAAATATTATTGGAAAAAAGAAGTGTAGAGACTAAATTATAGAGGAGTGGAGATAAGCACCATTCCGTAGTGCAATCTAGCAATAGATGAAGTAAATGTTCTCAGTAATCTATTGTGAAAGAGATAGTCCATAAACGGATATTGACTTAGATTTATGTCCTTCCAAGCGCCCGTTCATTATTCAAAAGATAAAAGAAGAGCGCGGAAAAAATTTTAGAGAAGATATTGATGATTTATCTCGTAAGAATTTAGGTTGTACTCTTGTAGCAACTTTTGGTACAGAGACAACAAAGTCTACGATTCAGACAGCTTGCCGCGGATATAGAAGTGAAGAGTATCCTAATGGAATTGATAATGATATTGCGCAGTATCTATCTAGTTTGATTCCAAGTGAAAGAGGGTTCTTGTGGAGTCTTGATGAAGTTATAAATGGCAATAAAGAAAAAGATAGGCAGCCAGTAGATATTTTTATTAGAGAAGTAAATAATTATCCTGGACTTCTTGAAATAATGCAAGGTATTGAAGGGTTAATAAGTAGACGCGGAAGTCATGCATCTGGCGTTATTATGTTTGATGAAGATCCATATGAGTTTGGTTGTTTTATGAGAACACCAAGTGGAGATGTTATAACTCAGTATGATTTGCATATGTGTGAAGCAGCGGGTTAACGTAAGTCTAGCCCGATAATATCTAATCGCCTTACCAGCGAGGTTATATAGGCAGAGAAATCGTAAGTAAAAAATACCTATATAGCTGCCGGGGAAGTCTTAGCAAGTAAAGTTGAAGATAATCCCGGGCGAAGTTGTTAAATTTGTTCAAAATAAATCTTACTTTATTAAGAGGGTAATAAAATAAGATTTATAAAAATCTTAAAAGAAAGGAGAGAAAATGTTCTTATATAGAATAACGAATAAAATAAATAATAAAAAATACATTGGCATTACAAATGATTATAAAAAAAGATGGAGTAATCATAAATGTAATAAAAAAATGGTAATTGGAAAAGCCATTCAGAAATATGGAGCAGATAATTTTATTTTTGAAGTTTTATTTTCTAATTTGTCTCTTGAAGAAGCGTCTAAGATAGAACAAGAATATATAGAAAAGGAGAATACTTTAGTTCCAAATGGTTATAATGTAGCTAAAGGTGGTATGAATTTTATTCAACCTAAACTCAAAAAAAGATATGGAGAAGATAATGGAAAAGCTGTTTTAACTAATGAAGAAGCTCAATATATAAAAAACCATAGAAACATTCCTGAATATGTATTATATGAAGAATTTTCAGATAGAATTTCTTATAGTGCTTTTAAAGATGTTTATTTAGATAAAACATATAAAAATATAAAAACTTTAACTCCAATTTATCCGTTTAATGCAGAGTTTTCTAATCAGTTTACTTCGCAAAATAAATTAACTTATAATGAAGTAGTACAGTTAAGAAATATGTATGCAGAAGGTATTGATTGGGAACAAGCTTTTAAGCCATATGAAAATAGATTCAAAGATAAATGGAGCTTTTGGAATATTTATTATGGTAATAAATATAAATTAGTTATGCCAGAAGTTTTTTCAGAAGAAAATAGAAAAAAACATAGTCAAATAAAGAATAATAAAAAAGCAGGTTCTAATAATGGAAGAGCTAAATTAACAGAAGAAGATGTTTTAAATATTAGAGAACTCCACGATGAAGGAGTTAGTAATTCAGAAATCTATCAGTTGTACCCTCAAGTATCAACAACATCTGTTAGAAATATCATAAATAGAAAAACATGGACAAATATTTAACAATGTGCCTATCGACTATCTACGTTAAGTAGAGTAGGGCTGCTATTGGTACGCAGTTCGAAATGGTATTCTTATTATTTTATAATAAGTAAGATATAGTCAGTGCCATTAGAAATAATGGATATTCACGATGACAAAATATGACTTCTTACTAACAGAAGTACAGGATAAAATAACTCAATGTATTAAGTTCTTACAAGAGAATGGTGAAATAGAAGATGATTTATCTTTAAGAGAAGTATATGATAAATATTTTCATCCAGATGTTTTAGACATAGAAGATAAAGCAGTATGGAAAAATGTTCAGGAAGGAAATATTTTAAATATCTTTCAATTTGATAGTGATATAGGAAGTCAAGCAGCAAAGAAAATTAAACCTAATAGTATGCTTGAGTTAGCAGATGCTAATGGGTCAACCTTATCGGCCCAAACACACTTTTCTGGTAATCACCAGGGTATGCAAATAGCATGCTAACGGGGAAGCCTAAGTCGAAAGATATGGTAATCCCGTGGGAAATTAATGTATAAAATTGGTCAAAATAGCATAAAAAATAGGGATACAATAGAAAAAATTAATAAAGGTTATCAACAAATAGTTCAGACTTTATACGAAGAAGAGTTCCCTATTAGAAAAAATGCTAGAAAAGGTTATACATTAAAACCTGTAGAGACTATCCCGGGTTAGACTGGGAGTACCTCCTCTATTGATACGAGGCGGGAAATGGTGTGCTTACAATAGTAAGTAAAAGATAGTCCAGACCACAAACACTTTTAAGTGGCTAGAAATAGTAGATGGTAAGTGATGAGATTAATGACCTCAGAAAAAGGTGCGGAAACGCCAATGGAAAAGTATATAAGATTTAAAAATAATTTAAGTCTTTGGTATGATGAAATGGCGGCAGCAGGACTTTCTACTGATGAAATTAAAGTTCTTGAACCTTATTTTAAAAAATCTTATGGGGTTCCGCCTAGCCAAGAGCAAATGATGCAGATGTTAATGGATGAAAATATATGTCATTTCAGTTTGAAAGATGCAAATGCAGCAAGAAAAATAGTCGGTAGACTTTAAAAACTTATAACTTGCCGACATAAAATTGGACAAAATCGGTGAAAGCTAAACTTAAATTAGTTAATGAAGATTTGAATGATTGCTTTTACTATGAAAGAAAATATTGTAGATTGCGTGATAGTTTAAATATCTAATTTAAGCAAGCTAATACCGAGGTAACTCGCCAGATTGCGAAAGGCTGGTGAGCACCGTAGAGCGTAGGTGGTGAATAAATATAATCCACCCAAGAGTGTCCAACAACTTTAATTAGTTGAAAATGTACGCCGACCTTATAGGAAACTATAAGAAGTAAAGGATAAAAAGCCTTTACGATAACAATGTGAAGAAACAGATGTCCCGTATTCCAGAGCTTAAAGAAAAAGTTATTAGAAAAGCTAAAACTTTAAATTTAGGTCATTATGTATGGACATATGGTATCGGGCCTCAGATGGGATATTCATTTAGCATT